ATCATAACACGCCTTACTTACGTGTGATCACGTAACCTGTTTCTGCTGAAGCGAACGACACGTCGAACCTGTTGGCGTTCACGTAGGTGACGTCCAAAGGAGCCACGGGTTTTACCCCACCACTCGTGTTGATGAAGAACGCGTGCTCTGCGATGTATGGAGACGCCAGGTTCAGGTTGTGGTTCACCTGCCAGGTTGTTGACGAGATGGTCTGTGTGTGTCGGTACGACACTGAGAGCGACGATGCGTTCACGATCTGCCAAGTGTTCAGCGGCGAACCCGTCCAGACCATCATCAACCCGCTGCTCGTGTTGTACCAGAACTGACCCTGGAACGGGTTCGCCGGCGCAGATGGGCCAGCAAAGTTCTGTGTCACCATGAGCAGGTTATCCTGCATGCCCTCGCCCCACATGACCGCTTCCCGACCAAACAGGTTGATCGGCCGGTCCGTGTAGACCTGGCGCTCCAGGACAAGCTTCGGTGAACCACCAACGATCGGCACCAGGTACGTGCTGATGTTCTGGATTAGCCCATCTGTCAGCTCGGCACCAGTGCCTGCTGGCATTGTGTCGCGCAGGTAGATTCGGGTGTTGCCTCCAACGAAGGCCACCGGCACGTTCGGGTCAGCGGCACTGGTTGGGGTGTAGACTGTCCAGGTGCCGGCGTAGCGACTGTTCTGCACGATCTGTAGCGTCGTGGCTGGCAGCAGAGATGCGCCTGCGGGCTGTGCGTTGTAGAACGGTGTCCGCGTTCCTGCGGCGTCGATCCATTCCTTGCCATGGAACAGCGAGGTGTAGTCAAGCGCCACCTCGATGTACGACAGCACACCAGGGCCAGAGCTAGGAACGATGTTGACGATGTCTAGGATGTTCATACGAAAATAGGACCTTTGCAGGTCCTATTTATGAAGGTTTCAGAAGTTAGAAATCGCCCCACTCAAAGTAGCTCTTGCCTCGACTGCTACGTTCAGCTTGCGCAATGTCGTATTTCTTCTGTTCTTGCTCGAGAATCTCTTCTTTTGTCGTCCAGATGTTCTCGCCGCAGTCCAGACAACATTCTGTGAACGACTGCATGTTGTGGTGCTTGCAGGCCTCAAAGCGCTTGATGCGCTTCTCGGCCTTCTCACGAGCTGCTTGGTTCACGAGGCAAGCTTTTCCAGCAGCCCGATGTTGTCGGCATGCTGCGGCGCCACCCAACCAGCCGGCTTGATCAGATCCGGAAGGCCCAGCGGATTCGGACGACTTGGCTTGATGCCAGGTGTCTTCTTCATGTTGGCGTCCATGACACGGCTCCATGCTTCATCCGCGTCGACCTCTAGAGCGTCGAGTGTGCCGATCGCCACAACACAGAGGTCGACCATTGCGTCGACGATGTCGTCACCGGCTTCAGTTGCCGAGGCAGTTCGGGATGCAGCAAGAATCTCCGAGGTCTGCAGGCTGGTTAGGCGGGCGTGGGCGTTCTTCGCCTCGTCCAGCTCCTCTTGCAGGAACTTCAGACGGAAGTCGATGAACGAGAGGAGCTTGTCCTTGTCGAGGTTCGTGATGACCTCGTTGACGCCGAACTTGTGGTGCATTTCGGCGATGTCGGCGACCCACTCGGACTGAGGGGCGTGGCCCTCCGCAAGACTAGCAAGGGCGGCCAGCAGGACTTCACCCGCATCTTTCGCGTCCTCGCTGAGGAGCTGCAGTTCTTTGTTGATTTCATTGAGTGCGTTTCGTAGATCAGACATTTTCTCTCCATTGATGCAGCCACAGGCGGCTGCGGAGAGGAGGTTAGATTCTACGAAACGCACTCAAACTGGCAACTCAAGCGAGTGTTCAAGCAGCGTCAGAAGCGGGTCCAACACGCTGTTATGCTGAAGGGCTGCCTCTACGTAGAGCTTGACACGGTCTTCAGTGTTGCGAATTGTGGCTTTCTCTTTCCGCGCGTAGCCGGAGGCCAATCGCCAATCAATGCAGCCCAGAATCACGAATTCATCGTGTGCCGCTGAAGTGTAGGCCGTCGTCAACAGGTAAACTGACTGTCCACTGTCCTGGCGGGCGGCCCACTCCTTCACTGCACTGACGTTTGCAGAGATGTTCTGGCTCAACACCCAACGGTCCACCTCGTTGTGATACCCCATAGCCTTGACATCGTACGCGATGTAGGGAATCAGCATGGAAGAACTGTACTCGAAGTCAATCTTCTTGACCCCACCGAGATTCTTGAACTCGATGTTGTTCCACATCAAGATCTCCTTGATGGTGAACTCTACGGCGAGTCCTATCCGCAGATTATGGTGCTTGCGCGAGCGCTCTACATCACCAGGTATTGGTGGGTAAAGCGCATACATGAACCGAATGATGTGGTCGGGAATCTTGAACCGGCGAGCGCCGGCTAGTCGCTGCTCAATGATGGGCTTGGCCATAGGATTTCTTCCTCCTGAGCCGGAGGGGTGAGGTGTTGGATGAGCAGCTCAGGATCCACGTACTTGATGTGCCGTGTGACCCACTCGTCTGGATCAAGACAGAGCGCCCCTTCACAAGGCGCACAAACGGTCTGCACGCGGGTGGAGGCCCTGATGGCCTCCAGCAGCTGCTTGAGCTCGATCAACGGAGGTTCTTGATCGAGGAGCCGGCGACCGAGTAGGTGCTCATCAGCTCACGGTGATTGCCGACCCACGACCACTTGTTCTCGATGAACGCGCGGAACGAGTTGCCGTCGAGGTTGATGTTCTCGTCGACCGAATGCTCGAACATCGTGATGACGTCTTCGTAGTCGGCGGAGTGGTCTTCGGGGTAGCTGATCTCGAACTCGAAGTCCTTCAGTGCCGTGACGTCCTTGACCTTCTTCACCTTCTTGACAGCGAGCTGGAGGTCGGCCAACAGACGTTCTTGGTACGCGGCGACAGCGGCGGCGTACTCTTCACGGTGCTTGGCGAGGTTGGTGCGGAGTGCATCTAGGAGCTTGAGGCGGTTGACATTGACGGAGCGTTGATGTGCATGCAGCATGGATGAGCCTTCGGTGGGTTGAAAGAAAGGAACAGTTGATTGTACGCACGCTGTTCCACCTCGCCACCTGAATGAAGGTTCAACCAGCCACGTCAATTTCGAGCTTGAATGTCTCTTTGATGTCCAGCTGCTTGTAGTAGAGGTCTACGTAGGCGATGATCGCGTTGTTGTCGGGGGCGGCCATAACTGCCATGTCGATCAACTCGACTCGTGGATCGAACGCCACCACCTGCTCTAGGTCCTCGCGCACAATCGCCAAGGTCTTCTCATCCAATGGTTCGAAGGCCAACAATGGAATGCGCGTACCGAAGTCTGGCCGATGCGGGCGCTCACCCTTGATTGTGTATAGGTGATTGAGCAGATCCGCCTTCACCGTGTCCTGGTTGGCGATGGCGAACGTCTTGCGGGTCTGGAGGAACTTTGCGGTAGCGAAACCGCGGTACAGTGGGATTGCCATGGTTATTCCTTATCCAAGGTCTCAACTTTGGTAACGGTGATTTGGTACTTGTCAAACACTGCAAGCTCAGCACCATTCACGATCGCGTCAAATCCATCCGACTGCAGCTGTTTAACTTCGTCCGGCGTGAGCTCATGCGAGTCAATGCCTGAAAGCTTTTTTGGATTTGAAAAGCTCAAAGTGGCATGAATCACCACTGCTTTACCACCTTCCACTTCAGAATCCATTCTCGCATGTTTAACAGCTTCCGCATGATCTGGTGTGAAGTAGATGCCGCCTCGCCAATGCTCGCCAAGACCTTTGAATGACAGGTCTTTACGTGCAGTTCCGTGGTAGTAAGTCTTGTTGGATAGTGTGCTGATCTTCATGCTTTCCATTGGGCGTTTCGGGCCTGCTTGGACGTTGCGCGAGTCCAAGGTTCTTGAGTAGGCACGATGGTGGGTAGATCGGGGCACTCGGCCGCCGCCGCGTCCGGACCATTGAGGTGGATGTTTGAGCCCGTCTGGATGAGGTTGCCTGCCGCTAGGATGTTGAAGGCGGCGTTTGATTCCAAGTTAACCCCTGCGCCAGACGCGTGGAATGCGCCACAGGCTCCAAGCTTGATGGTGCCGCCGGCCTGCAGATTGATGTTGCCTCCCGCGTTTACCGACAGGTCCTTCACCACCGTGATGTCAAGCTTGCCGCCTGAGGTGATGGCTATGTCGTCGGCTCCATAGAGGTGCACGCGACCATCTTGATCCATCTCGAACCAAGAAGCACCACGGGCCGTGCTCACGTAGATGCGCTCGTTGGCGTCATCCAAGATGACCTGGTGACCAGCTGCAGTGACGATGCGGACGCGACCATTTGTTGGGTTGTCCTGCATGATGATCGAGTGCCGACCAGGCGTGGTAAGGGCATACGTCTGTGGGTCGTAGTTGGCCTTGCCATTGTCTAGCTTTGGATCAATTACGTTGGTCTGATAGCCTTCTGTGCCGTCCTTCTCCGTTTTTGCCTGAGCCACCTGACGCTCATAAGCGCCGCGCGTCCTAGCTTCCGAGGCCGTCAGGTTTCCACCAAACTGGGCACGAAGGTTCGACGCAGCCGGCTCCATGGCCGATAGGACGTCCGTCTGTGGCCCGTCGCCGTTACGGCCGCGCGGGAGAGAGCGGTTACCATGGTCACGCCAGAAGGAGCCAAGCACGACGCGTCGGTTTGGATCGCCGTAGAAGAAACCCACCACCACGCATGCGCCCGACTTCGGTGGCAGCACGAGCCCGTATGAGGCGAAGCCCTCAGCCTTGGAAGAGTTCGGACCGGCGGGGTAGTCGCGAGTCTGGCCACCGAGCGGGCTCATGTACTTCGCCCACGGCAGCTCACTCACCTTGTAGCTGTCGCCGTCGATGGCAGGCACCCACACCTTGACACGACTCATCTGTTGTGGGTCGTTGGTATCAACGATCACACCCTCTTCAATAAACGGACGTGAGCTCATTGTCCACCTCGCACTCGATCCACTTTGACGGTCTGGGCTCCAGCCGCCGTGACTGTTGAAACACCGTACATCGTGAAAGGCTTGAGCTCAAGCTCATGGGTGAAGCGTGAGCCGCTTACCTTGCTCGTGATGGACGTAAGGAAGTAATAGTTGTCGAAGAGCAGGCGCTGTTGAAACGCGGCGCCCTGCACCAACTCGTTCGTGGCAAAGTCGACGTTTGGACCAAACACGTTCACCTTGACGAAGACCGGAGTTGACACGAATTTCGGGCCGTCAAACTGGACCTTCAGCGCGCCAGATCCAGCGCGCACCATAGTGCCGGTGTTCGACTTAAGGATGG